GGCAACCCAGATAGCGGCGACGAAGAGGAGTTCAGCATTGGGCAAGCTCTCCTATGCATTCCGCTCGGCATCGCCATCGCTGGCCTATTTATCCTTTTCGCATCATTCGCTCATGCCGCGGTGCGTCCCGACAAGGAAATGCCATCTGTAAGGCCAGAGGCAGCCAAGGACGCGCAACAGCCAAAGCCTCGATGCGTGAGGCTTCGCACTGCGATCGTCACTGTGCACCTTGCTAATGGCGCAGTGTTGATCGCCCCGATGACCATTGCGGTGCCGTGCTGAATAGACCGGGATGGTTCGGGCCTATAATCGGAAATCCAAAACCACCGACGCAACAACCCAACAACAGGAGCCCATCATGGCAAAGAAAACCAAACCGAAGCCGCGTCCTGGGTGCTGAACAACAATCCCCTGTCGTCTCTCCTCCTCCCAAGACAACAGGGTTGATCGCCAGCAATGGCGGAGAGGCCAGCTTTCGGCGGACGGCTGGCCTCAACACTTTGAGTAATGTACATTGGCAAATAGAGTGCGAGAAATCGCGGCGGGGAAACAAACGACAGGATATAGGAAGCCGCCCTGTCGCTCTAGCCAAGCTGCACGGAACACACAATGACCGACAGGTATAACGCTCTCATCGTAGTTCTTGAAAATGATATGCGAGACGATGACGCCGCATCACTCATAGAGGCCATCAAGCATCTTCGAGGCGTGGCTGATGTGCGTGGAAATGTCTCCGATGTGGAAAGCCATATTGCTTTCGCGAAGGCGAAGAACGAGTTGAAAACAAAGCTTTGGGAAGTGCTCGCCGACTAGCCAAACCCCAAGGAATCCAGTATATTGAAGCATCCTACGCCGGGGAGAAGATGATGATTGGTGACGACAAGAATTTGGAGGAATTGATTGACCGAGCTGGCCGTGAAGAGGTCTTTTCCCTTGTGGAGAAGGCTGGCTGGAGACGCGTGGATGTGCCCCCGAGGTACGTTTGGCAAGACGCCGCTTGGTTAATATTGAAGGCTAAGGGTTTAGTGCCGTCATGACCACACCATTCGCCGCTGGCATCCTCAGTCTTTTCCTCATGGTAGTCATCACCTCATTCTCAATCGGTGTTGCTGCTGGATATGCGCTGCGGTGGGTGGTGTCATAGGATGGGTACCTATCTGAGCATCTTTTGGGACGCGGTGACCCGCCTTCACGAATATTCCAAGGCCAATCCCTGGAAGTTCTATTCAGCCTACCTCGTGTTCGTTATCTGCCTTGTGTCCGCGGCGCATTACATCAGCGGCTAAAGAGACACCAAATCACTATTTTCATTCCAGGCTCGGCTCACCACTGGGCCTTTTCCTCGTCCGAAAGGTAACCATGGCGCTGATTGCTTTGGAAGGGTTCGTTCCTAACGGGTCTGGCCCTTATGTCGCCAAGAGCGCGAGTTCGAAATCAGAGAACTGGCCGATCTGGTACGTCGAAGGCGGCGAGGGCGTAAACGCCATGAGCGGCCCAAACGGCGCGGTTTTCACTATTCGCAGCATCGCTTGCTCACTCGCTGAGCAGTGGAACTCACAGAGGTAACGCAAGATGGCTGTAGCGACAGACCCGAAGCACGGCTTCAAGGATAACAACATTCTTGCGCCAGCATTGAACTTCGCCACGATAACCCCGACAGATAGCACGGCATTCTCATTCGGACTCACCCGCGCTATTTATGTCGGCGTCGGCGGGGATGTGAACGTCTATGATTACGCCGGAACAGCATTCCTGTTCAAGAATGTCCCATCGGGGACGACGCTTCCAGGCCGTTTCGGCGGTGTCGCTTCGACCAGCACGACAGCAACCAACATGATTGCTGAATACTGATACCCATCTGCGCCAACCTTTGCTCCTGCCTAACCCGCGGCGGAAATAGAAACGGGTATCGATCACCTGGGAAGACCAGCACCGCGGCGCAGCCGGTCATATGTAGCGGTGTAATCGTGCAAGCGGGGCTTATTTATACGGACTCATTCTGTGAAGCAGAGCGCGGCACGCAAGCGCGGTCCTGAGATCGGCGCCGTTCTTCTTCATGGCGACGACAGAATTCGCTGAGACGCCGAGCAATCGAGCGCATTCAGCGTCAGAACGAGCAAGGCCCGCAGATTTCATGTCAGCGAGCCAGCGGATGAACTGAGCGGCGGTCATACTGCCCTCACATATTGCTTTTCAACCTTGAGGGGGCCGAAGCTGCCTTCGACAAGAACAGACTTCGCATTCACCTTCAAGACCTTCCGCAGGCCGTAAAAGGTGGTGTTGACGATCTGGCCAGCCTGCACCTCAACGGAGGCAATGATTTTTTCGCGCCGCGACTGTGCATCGCCAGCCACCACGGCGCCGCGGCTTTCCATCGCGTCGGCCTTAGTGCGAAGCGCCTCGGCTTCAGCGTGAATTTCGCAAGCCTTGTCACGCTTGGCGCGTTCGCGGTCACGCTGACGCGCAAATGAGCGCCCAGCGGCATTTCCGTAAGCCGGCTGCGTCCAGAATGCATAGTCAGTGATGACGTTGCCAAGGATGCGGTTTGCTTCGGCATTCTTTTTATCGGCTGCCGCGCGAAGTTCGGCAACTCTTGCAGTGATCTTGGCTTGGCGTTCTTCGCGGGTTTCGGTGCTCATCTGCGTCACTCCGTTTGCGTTGTTGATGATGTAAACATACACGTAGCTTGTATGATTGTCAACGGGCGATACAAGATAATTTTATGAAATTACGCATCTAAATCCACGTAGCTTTGATTTAAGCGGAATGAGGGCTTCAGATGGCCGAGCCTAAACTAGGCAAGAATAGGGGGAACGCCGGCAAGGGTAGGCCGAAGGGTTCGCCGAACAAGACGACAGCATTGCTCAAGGACGCCATCCTGAAAGCCGCTGAGAACGCAGGCGAGGGCGATATGGTCGTTTACCTGACGCAACAGGCGACATTGAACCCTGGCCCATTCATGACACTGCTGGGCAAGGTTCTGCCGATGCAGCTTGTCGGCGACGAGGAAACCCCACTGCATTTTGTCCAGCGCATTGAGCGACACATAGTCCGTGCCAAGAACTCTAACGATTGAGACGGCGGAGGTCTTCGAGCCTCTTCTCGCGCCGGCAAGATACAAAGGTGCATGGGGAGGCAGAGGAAGTGGCAAAAGCCATTTCTTTGGCGGCTTGATGATTGAGGATTGCCTAGCCGAGCCAGGCATCAGCGGAGAAGGATTGCGGGCTGTCTGCATTCGTGAAGTGCAAAAGGATTTGTCGCAGTCTTCGAAGCTGCTGATTGAGGACAAACTCGCATCCTTCGGCCTGGGCGAGGCGGACGGGTTCAGAGTGTTCAAGGACTCCATTCAAACCCCAAAGGACGGCATTATCATCTTCAAGGGCATGCAGGACTATACCGCTGAGTCCGTCAAGTCTCTGGAGAACTTCAAGCGCGCCTGGTGGGAAGAGGCGCAGACCGCATCGCGGCATTCTATCAATCTGCTGACGCCGACAATTCGCTCTATCGGCTCGCAGATATGGTTCTCATGGAATGCGAGGTTAAAGTCTGATCCGGTTGACCAGATGTTGCGCGGTGCGGAAACGCCGAGTGACTCTGTCGTGGTCAAGGCGAACTGGCGGGATAATCCCTGGTTCAACTCTGTTCTGGAGCAAGAGCGTTGCGACTGCATGCGGCTGCAGCCTGATCAGTATAATCACATCTGGGAAGGCGGATATCTAACCATCGCATCGGGTGCCTACTATGCTCGCCACCTGACCGAGGCGCAAGCGCAAGGGCGCATCGCGTTCGTGCCAGTCGATCCGCTGATGACAATCAGGCTGATCTGCGACATCGGCGGAACAGGGGCAAGAGCTGACGCTTTCGCGATGTGGGCGGTTCAGTTCATCGGGGCGGAAATCCGATTTGTGGATTATTACGAAGCAGTCGGGCAACCTTTGGAAGCGCATCTCAATTGGTGCCGGACGCGTGGATATGCGCCAGGGAAAGCGCAGTTCTGGCTTCCTCATGATGGCTCGACGCACGACAAGGTTTATGACGTGTCATACGAGAGCGCGCTGAGAAGCGCCGGCTACGAAGTGACGGTTATCCCCAACCAAGGCAAGGGCGCGGCTTCGGCCCGCATTGAGGCGGCAAGGCGGCTTTTCCCGGCGATGCGCTTCAACGAAGCAACGACAGAAGCGGGCAGGGCGGCGCTCGGCTGGTATCACGAAAAGCGCGACGACGCTCGCAACATCGGGCTTGGGCCTGAACATGACTGGTCCAGCCATGGCGCCGATGCGTTCGGTTTGGCGGCAGTGATCTTCGAGCAGCCGCAGCCGAGACAAGAAACATTCAAGATCGATCGCAGATGGGTGGCATAGTTGGCTGAACAACTAGACGAAACGCGCCTCAAGGCTCTCATTGCCGAAGAAATCTCGCTTGCCGAGAACTTCGCGCAATCGGAACTGACGCCGGATCGTGAACGCGCGATCAACTATTACAACGGCACGGTTCCCGATGTGCCGGCCGTTGAAGGTCGCTCGCAATATATAAGCCGAGACGTTTCGAACGTTGTTGGGTGGATGCTGCCCGATCTCATGCGCATCTTCACAGCATCAGATCGCGTGTTGGATTGCATTCCTGAAACACAAAAGGACGAAGAGACGGCGGAACAGGCCGCGGACTATATCAACTATGTCTTTTGGCAGGACAATCCTGGCTACCAGATCATGCGCGATGCGGAATGGGACGCGCTGGTCAATAAGGACGGGATTATCAAGCAGTTCTGGGAGGTCAAGCAGGACTGCAAATATTCCACCTATACCGGGCTCGATGCTGATCAGGTCGCTGTGATCCTCGATGAGGAAGGCGTTGAACTCGTAGAGCAGTCAAAGCCATATACTGCATTGACGCCTGTAGAGGTGGAAGTCCCTCCGCCACAACAGCCACAACAGCCGCCAATGGTCGATCTGCAATCACCCGACTTGCCGCCTCAGACAGGCGCAGAAGACCAGCAGCAAGCGCCACAGCCTGACATGATGGAAGGGCAGGAACCGCAGCCCGAAGCCGCTCCTGAGCCGCCTGAGACCGTTATTCAAATGCAGCCCGTCGAATTGTTCGACATCAAGATCAAGCGCGTTGTGAACAAGGGTAGGTTGACCTATCAGACTGTCGCACCGGAAGATTTCATCACGGATTCGAACGCTATCGATTTGGTCGAGAATTGGCGCTTTCAGGCCGAGCGTGCGAAGAACGTCACGCGATCCGACCTGATCAAGATGGGCTTCGACCGTGACCGCATCGATGCCATTCCGGCGTTCCAATCGCAGGACACGTCAACGGAGGATTTGGCCCGCCGCCATCTCGTCACTGGTCAATACGACAATCCAGAGCGTTCGATGGAGAGGGTAAACCTCTACGAATGCTATGTGAAGATGGACATCAACGACGATGGCATGGCCGAAATCGTCAAGGTCATGTATGCCGGCGACAGCGGCGGGGCGGAAATCCTGGATTGGGAGGAATGGGACGACGAAACGCCATATGACAAAATCCCGTGTAATCCTGTCCCGCATCGCTTTGCATCGGATAGTGTCGCCGATGAGGTAATGGACGTTATGAAGTTCAAGACGGTTATCGGCCGGCAGTTGTTCGATAACCTCTACATGACGAACACGCCGCAGCCGATCTATGACTCGGGCTCGATCCTAAATCCTGATGCTGTGGCAAATCCTGGCATCGGCGTTCCGATCATCAAGAAGGCCGGCACTGCACCTATGCAGTGGAATATCACGCCTTTCATCGGCGACAAAGCGCTGATGGCGATGAACTACCTTGACGATGTGATCGAGATGCGGACTGGCGTCTCCCGCTCGTCCATGTCGCTTGACCCCGAGGTGCTGCAGAACCAGACGGCGGCTGCGGTCAACGCAACGCAATCCAATTCGCATGCACAGGTAGAGTTGATCGCCCGTGACCAGGCCGAACTCGGATGGAAGCGTGTCTTTCAGAAGTCGCTCAAGATCACGGTCAAGAACCAGGACCGCCCGCGCACAATCCGTCTCCGCGATAAGTGGGTGGACATGGACCCGCGTCAGTGGAACGCGAATATGGACATCGTGATCAATATCGGTCTTGGGACCGGATCACGTGACCGTGACATGGCAATGCTGACGAACATCCTTGCCACGCAACAGGCGGACATGCAGCAATTGCAGGCCGCTGGCTTCGTTGAAGACGCAATTGATATGATCCCGAAGATCATCAAGACGCAAGTTAAGATTGCCGAAGCAGCAGGTATTAAATCGCCTGAGACGTTCTATCCAGAAATTCCGACCGAACGCCTTGAGCAGATGAAGCAGCAGGCAAAAGCGGCCCAAGGCCAGCCATCGCCAGCAGATCAGGCAGCGAAAGACAAGCTCGACGCCGAGATGCAGATGAAGCAGGCAGACATGCAATTGCGGGCACAACAGTCTCAGGCTGACAACGCCATGAAGCAACAGCAGATGCAGCAGGACACACAGGTCAAGCAGCAGCAGCTTGCGGCCGAAATCCAGTTGAAGCGCGAGCAGCTTCAGGCAGAGTTGCAGTTGAAGCGTGAGCAGATGGCCGCGGAACTTCAGTTGCAGCGCGAAACGGCGGCATGGAATGCACATGCTACAGCATCGAGGCCGATCGTTAGCAGTGACGTGCATATCGGGGGTCAGCCGGGGTAAGCCATGTTTTGGATTGAGTTGGGGCCGTTTGGCTATTGGTTTGTTGCTCTTGATGTCGGCGGCAAGGTTTTCGAAGCGGAAGAAACGTTTCCGACGCGCGCCGCAGCAGAGAATGAAGCAGAGCGCCGGAACAGGGGCAAGATCGTGAGCCAAGGTCGGCTGGATGAAAAAATGCTGACCATCCCGGCCATGACATGGCGAGAGTATTTCAAAGCCAATCCAATGGCGGGTGAGGTTAAGAATTCCGCATTGTGCGGATAGGCGGCTGCGGCCGTCGCTTTCAGCAAGAGGAAATAGCTATGCATAAGATCGAGTACCGGGTGCGCCCGGTGACGCGGTATATCGTCACGCGCTTTGAAGTCTCAAAATTCGGGGCGTCGGATGGCCCGAAGTTCATCGGTGAATTGGCCAACGAGGACATGGCCTATGAGATCGGCGAAGCGCTCGCATTCAAAGAGCGCGAAGATTTAGGCTGGCCTCCTGGTGATGAGCGCATGCAGTTCCCTGACCGTTACAAGGCGGAGGGCTGAGCGATGACCGCCTGCAGAGCAAAAGTCGAACACATCATTCCAATGTCAGAGGTCATGGTTGCGCTCGACCCCGGTGTGCGCTGGTATCTACACGATGGTCATTACTATGTCTTTCGCGACAAGACCATTGGCGATAATAAATACCAATGCCAATACGGCGTCCTTGACAAGACGAAAAGCGACCTGAGTATCGATTGGTTTGATTGCCAAGAAGGTGCGCTCTTCCAAGATGTTATCGCCTTCGCCAGGTCTGATCGTGAATACCGGTTAAGCGGTGATTTGCCGGTTGCCGTCACTCTGTCACGCCAGGGTATACGCAGGGGCTGAGCGGTGAGGATCATCAAGCGCGGCATCCCGCCAGAGCAGAAGTCTTACAACGTCATTTGCTCGCATTGCAAGTCAGAGCTTGAAGTGGAGCAGCAGGAGGCTCGACCGAGCAGCGATCAGCGCGACGTAGGGGTGTTCTTCGTCCAATGCCCAGTCTGCAAGCGCGAAACTTGGTTCACCTCCAAATGACCCCAGAGGAAAAGCTTGAACGCCAGCGCCTCGCTCTCGAAGCGAAGCGCCTCACAACAGACGAAACGCTTATCTCCGCTCTATCCCGCGTCCGGCAAAATGCCGTCGATGCACTTATCAGGGCGGATGCAACAGTTACCGCAGATATCATTCGCTTTCAGACGAAGGTGACGGTCTGCGATGAATTCCTGACTGAGTTGGCGACAATGATCGAACTCCAGTCAGTCGAAGAATCCCGGTCCAGAATGGTCTGACAGCCGGGGATACCCCAGAGGAAAATGAAGGATGTCTGAAACCGATAGCCCCGCGCAGGGGTCCGGCAATGATACCGCATTGACTATTGATGCCGGTGCGGCAGCAATTGAAGGTCTTCTATCTAGCGTCCCTGAGCAGGCGGAAGCCAACCAGGACAGCGCGACGAACGAAGAGAGCCAGAATACCGAAAATGAAGGCACTCAGGCCAACGACGATAACGCTTCTCAGGAAGCGCCCGACGAAGGCGACGAGGGTCTTGAATTTGACGATGAAACAACCGACGCGGCAGCGGACGCCCCGAAGGAACCGGAATTCAAAGCAGGACAGTTTGCGGCACATGACGCAAAAGTCAAGCTGGATGATGGGTCCACGATAAGCGTTTCCGAGCTGATCGCTGGCAACATGTTTCAGCGCACGTTCACACAGAAGACGACTGCTCTTTCCGAAGAGAAAAAAGCTTTCGAAACGGAACGCAGTCAATTCGCGGAAACGAAACAGCAGATCGAGCAACAGCGCAACATCATTCTGACGCTGGCTCAGGAGCTAATTCCGCAGGAACCGCAGCCCGTTGACCCCAATGCTGATCCGGTTGGCTATATCAACTATCTAGCCGAACGCGATGCATATTTGGGCAAGATGGCCAAACTGCAGCACCTGTGGAACTCTACGCAGCAGGAACAATCGCAACTCACCGCCAAGCAGCAGAAAGAGCAAGAAGAGTTTCAGCGACAGCAGCAGGAGCAGTATCAAACCCGTCTCCAGACTGAGCAGCAGAAGCTTTTCGAGGTCATTCCCGCGCTGAAAGACGACGCAAGACGCGCCGCTTTTATCAAGGATGCTGTGAAGATCGGCGGGGATGTCTACGGGATCACTCCCGAAGAAATCCAGGCGATTTCTGACCATCGTTATATGCGTGCTCTCTATGATGCAATTGCATTCCGCAAGGCGGTCGCCAAGCGGGACAATGGAAAGCAAGCACAGGTTCCTGCCCAACAAGCCCCTCAGCCGAGAATACAGCAGCGTCAGCGTATGGCCCCGCAAGCCCCTGAAGTCAGGGACTCGAACACTGCAGCAGAGCGTCTCCGCAAAACCGGCAGCCGTGAAGACGCTGTCAAAGCTCTCATGAAATTCGTCTAGGAGACACATCATGCCACAGGTGGCAAATTCCTTCGAAACCTATGATGCGGTCGGCAACAGGGAAACCCTCGCCGATTACATCGCAATGATTACCCCCGAAGAAACACCGTTCTTGTCGCTCATCGGCCGCGAGAAGGTGACGGGGATCAAGCCGGAATGGCAGACCGACGCTCTCGCCGCTCCGAACCCGAGCAACAACGTGCCTGAAGGCAATAGCTGGTCGTTCGCGGCGACTTCTCCCACGACCCGCGTCGGCAACTACTGCCAGATTTCGGAAAAGACTATCTCCATCACCAACACTCAGGAAGTGGTGGCGAAGGCTGGTCGCAAGTCCGAGATCGCCCGCGAGCTGTCGAAGAAGGGCGTCGAGCTGAAGATAGACCAGGAAGTCATCCTGCTGTCCAACCAAGCTTCGTCTGCCGGCTCTGGCAACGCGGCGACCAACCGCACGCTCGGCGCCTTCCGTGCATGGCTGGCATCGAATGACGATCTCGGCTCCGGCGGTGCATCCGGCGGCTTCAACTCGTCCACAAACGTCGTTGACGCGGCAACGAACGGCACGCAGCGCGCCTTTACCAAGGCTTTGCTGGATAGCACGATCCGCACGACCTATGTGTCCGGCGGCAATCCTCGCACTGCGATGATGTCACCGTACTGCAAGGGCGTGTTCTCCGGCTTCATGGCTGACTCGTCAGTCGCTCCTCAGCGCTACGAAACGCCGAAGGCCAGCCAGACCACCATCATTGCAGCGGCGGATACCTATCTCTCTGACTTCGGCACCCTCATGGTTGTCCCGAACCGGCAGATGGCCCGTGCTGGCGCCGCATATTGCCGCAACGTCTTCCTGATCGACGCGACGATGGTTTCCCAGGGCGTTCTCCGCCCCATCGACCAGCGCACTCCGGCCGAAACGTCGGATGCAACGCAAAAGGTGCTCAACACGGAATACACGTTGGTCATCAAGAACGAAGCGGCCCACGGCGTCGTTGCTGACGTCTATGGCTTCACTTCTGCATCGTAAGGAGGTGCTTCCATGGATATCTTCCAGCCTATCAACGTCACCGCGGCAACCCGCACGCTCAACCGCAACGACTCTGGCGGCGTTATCACCGTCAACCGTGCGGCGGGCACCACGTTTACCTTGCCGGCTTCTGCCGGCACTGGTTCGCACTTCCGCATCTTTGTCGGCACCACGATCACGTCTAACAACCTGATCGTTCAGGTGGCGAATGGCACGGACATCATGTCCGGCGTTGCTCTCCAGGCAGCGGACAGCGGCTCCACGCTCAATGCGTGGGAAACCGGGGCTTCCGATGACACGATCACCATGGACGGCTCTACCAAGGGCGGCATCAAGGGCGATTTTATCGAACTGATCGATGTCACATCTGGCATCTGGTGGGTCCGCGTCACCGGCTCGGCGACAGGAACCGAGGCGACTCCATTTTCTAATGCCGTGTCTTAATCGGCCCGACATCGCGTCATCTTTGAGGAGGGGCTTCGGCTCCTCCTTTTTCTTTAGGGAGAAACCCAATGACCGAAGACAAGATCACCGAAGAAATCAGAGCGCGCCGCGGTCGGCCGCCGAAAGCAGAAAAGGCAGACGACACCATGGCTACCGAAGACAAGATCACCGAAGAAGTGTCCGTGATCAGGGAGACGAAGGCCGCAGAGGAGCCCAAGCTTTTCCCCGTCATGCTGGTCCGCAATTATCATCCGATCAATGAATTCCTCATCGGCGGCGTGAAGCCAACGGTCGAGCAGCGAACCAAGGTCTTCGCCGGCACAGCGATCGAGGTCGACAAGGCCGAAGCGCTCGACATGATGGCCAAGGGCATCGCGGTGCGCAATGACCCAATCTATTGATCCCAAGCGAATTCCCGATAGCGCTTGGGAATTGATCGAGATCACGCCTGAATACCGGCGCTATCGTTGCGTCATTGACGACAACGGCAGCTACGCGCTGAAGACGGAATTCATCGGCGAAGAGCGTCTTATCGCCGACAACCAGGAACTTCTCAACGACTCCTACGGAAAACGTTTTGGAGACGGCCGAGTTGTCGCCCGCATCCCGCTCAATGTGCTCTACGGCAAGCAAAGCGAAATCGCCAAGAAAATGCGCGAAGGCGATGAAGATCATCTCCGCTGGTGGCTCAACCACGAGCAGGCCAGGCCGTTCCGCACCTTCCGAGGTCATATCTGATGGCAATCACTGATCTTGCGAGCCTGAAGACGGCCATCAACGTATGGGCCGATCTAGGCAATACGCTTGATGACCAGTTGGCTGACGTGGTGCAGATGACCACGCACATGCTCAACTACGGATCGGAAGAAATGTCTCCGCTTCGCGTGCGCGAGATGGAAACAGTGGCCACTCTCACGCCTACGAATGGCATCTGCACGCTGCCAACGGATTATCTGCAGTATCGCCGCGTTACGGTGCCTTCGTCTCTCCGCCGTGAATTGTCGTACATCACGCCAAGCATCTCGGATGATCTATATCCTGATAGAGGATCAGGCTCATCGTGCAACTTCACCATCATTGGTTCGTCGCTCTATACGTTCCCGCTTACGTCTAGCGATGTCGAATTGACCTATTACCAGAAAATCTCCGAATTGGTGGATGACGCTGACACGAATTGGCTGCTGACCGCGCATCCACTGATTTATCTCCACGGGGCGCTGTTCAACGTCGCCATGATCGAGCAATGGGACGGTTTGCAAAGCCGCAGCGCGGCAATGCTCAGGACGCTCGTTTCCGGCCTGATGACCACAAACGAACTCGGCAACTATGCCTATGCGCCTAGCCGGGTGCGCGGGATAACGGTCGCCTGACATGGTGAAAGTCCCCGCCGCGCGCTTCGAACCGGATAAAAGCCGGTACGACATGGCTGCGTCAAGCAATATCATGAACGTGCTGCCCGTTGCCGATGGCTGGGCGCCCATGCCGGCGCCAGCCGATCAAAACCCGCTAATCCGGGTGTTAGTGGACGAAAACGGTGTGGCGCTTACGGATGAACTTGGAAACGTCTTGATCGAGCTTATCACCGGCACGCTTGGTGCGACAGATGAATTGTTCCTGCCCTCTGCCTCGCTTGGCGGCGTGTTTGTCCGGCTCTTGGATGGCACCACGCGCATATTCGTAGGCACGCGGACAAAGCTATACCAGTTCGATTTCACCTCGCAGATTTGGAAGGATGTTTCCGGGGCATCGGCACCGTACACATGCGAGGATCGTTGGTATTTCTTCCTGTATGGAAACACGCTATATTGCGGCAATGGCCTTGATCCCGAGCAGATGTTTGAAATCGGGGTCGATACCGTGTTTTCGGACAATGCAACGGCTCCGGTAGCGACAGACGGGGCAATTGTTGCTGACTTTGCCATGCGGGCGCTGCCAGACAATTCAATTCAGTGGTCTGCGCTTGATGACCCGACTTCAAATGATATTGGCATTCGCTTTTCGGATGTCCAGCCATTTGGCGACGGCAACGGGGTTCAACGGATACTGCCTATTTCGAGCGGTGCGCTGATTATCCAGCGTGACAAGTTCGAGATCATGAACTTTCCTGACTCGGAGTATGTCTTCCGCCGCACGCAGTTGAACGGCTACCGTGGCTCGCCGGCAAAATGGTCGGCTGTCCTGATCGGGCAAGATGATTTCGTCGTCTACTGCCAGGATGGGTTCTTTCGCGGGCTCAACATGCAGCCGATCGGTGCCGAACGAGTTGATCGCTATATCCTCGAAGTCTGCGATGAGGACGCGCGGCAAGCCATGGTCGGAGCTGCGGACTTCAGCCGCAAGATCGTGCTGTTCCGCGTGCAGAAGAATGACGGCACATACCTACTTCTGATCTATCATTGGCAATTGGACCAGTGGACACAATCGGATGCCGATTTGGCCGACCCGTTCAAGATGGAAACTGTCGGCCTGACGATCGGTCAGCTTGACACGGTGTTTCCGACCATTGCCGATCTGGCAAACGTTACCTGGGGCTCTGCCATCTTCGACGGTGGCGCGCTGGTGTTCGGTGCGGTTAGGTCTAACGGCTATCTGGCGATGCTCACCGGCCCGGCGATGGAAGCCACGATAGAGACAAACGAAGCATCATTGAACGGCACAGACAGGTCCTTTGTCAACGGTGGCAGACTGGATGGGGATGCAGTCAATTACACGGCAACGCTCGCCACGGCGGATTACAAGGGGCAGGCGTTCAGGGCACGCAATGGCGTTAGCCCATCGGCAAGGACGCGCTTCTTGGCGCTGAGAGGCGACGGGCGCGTGCACAAGGCAACAGTCGCCATTCCATCGGGCGAGTCTTGGACGATCTACCAGGGCGTTGACTTGGATGTCGTAGGATCAGGCAAATCATGATCACGTCGCTCACCGATGATCCGCGCGTCGTCTATCGTAAGAACCTGGCGGATAATTCTGTACATACGCTCGTTGATTGCGCCTCGAAAGAGGTAAAGACGCTCGAAAGCATGGCGATTTCCTGCGCCGCATCGACTGCATTCACGTTGATCTACAATGATGGGGCAACGGATTTCCCAATCTATAACGCCGTCGTAATGGCGGCAAACACTACGATCTTCATCACTGATTTTCATCCTAAGCTTCGCTATCGAAATGACCTTTCGGCAAGCCAGTCATTGAAGGTGCAAGCTGGCGCTGCTGATCGTATCAGCGTCATTGCGGTCATGATTGATCATCTCCCGGTCAAGGAAAACAAGAACATCGGTATCTCTGGAACTGGCGGCGTTAACGTCGGCTGGATGGGAACTAAGTGATCTGCGCCACGGTCGCCAAACAGTCCGATGTGGATGGCCTGTGGCCGCTCATATCGGCAGACATCGTCAAGTGCATAGAAAAGACGCCTACGTTTTTCACGGCTGCCGAACTGTGGGTCATGTGCCGCTCCGGCGCCGGCTTTCTCATCGTGGTTCATGAGGGAACAACCATTGTCGGCGCGTCTGTCTGGCGCTTCGAGGAAGCAAACTTCGTCTGCCTCATGCTCGTAGGTATGAACGGAAAAATGCGGACGGGCGAAGACTGGGTAACAGCCTTGTTCGAACGTGCCTCGGTCACTGCGAAGGCAGGCGGGGCAAAGCAGTTGATGGCCTCTGGCCGAACAATCCTCTTCGAGAAATTGAAGAAGCACCTCCCACAGGTGCGCATGATCAGATGCACCGTAGCGGTGGAGATTTAGATGCCTGGCGGAACACAAGAAACCACGACAAACACCACTGCGAAACCATATCCGGGATCAGTCAAGCTCATCGACCAGGGGCTGAAAGATGCCTACAGGATGTATATGGGCGGCGTCGGCAATCAGGTCGATACCAGCTCGCATGTCATCCCGTTTTCGTCCTACGACACGCAGGCATATGGCAATCTCAACAAGATCGCCGATCAGAATTCAGGCGCCAAAGGCCTGCAAGGCAATCTGCAGGATATCATCAATAACGGCGGCTTCAACAACTACCAGTCTGGTTCGCTCAACAACATGCAGAACCAGCTTCGCCAACTCGGCGGGAATGGCCTGACAGGCGCACAAGACAATGTGATGAATCGCTTCCAGCAGCAATTGCAGGGATTGGGGAACAATGGTCTCACCAATACGCAGGATCAGGCGCTTCAGAATTATCGCCAGCTCGCGAACTCGGATTATAGCCTCAATGCCAACCCCGGCGCAAAGGGCGTCCTCAACTCTGAAATCAGGGATGCCACAAACGCGGTAAACCTCAATGCCGCGGCGAATGGCCGATATGGCTCCGGCGTGCATGAAGGCGTCTTGGCGCAGAAGATTGGCGATCTCAGCAATAACTTCCGCTACAACGATTACAACAACTGGCTCGGCCGGCACGATGCCGCCAATCAGAACATGGCCTCGCTCTCGCAGCAGGGCTTGGGCAACGTCCAAGGCTTCGGCGGCGCAATCAACGCTCTTGGCCAGCAGGGCATACAGAACAGGCAGGGGCTTTCGTCCTCGCTCTTCAACGCAGGTCAGGCTGGCCTCGGGAATATGACGCAGGCCTATCAGGGCATGCAGGCGCCGGAACAGACGCGCCTTGGTATCGGCTCGGCCTATGACCAGAAATACGCCGACATGATCAATGATCGGTCGCGCATCTTCGCGGCGCAGCAGAACGCGCCATGGGATGCACTCAATCGCCTGATTGGCGTAGCGGGGCTGAATGGTCAGTTCAAGGATACGACTGGCGTCACCGTGGCACCGGGGCCTAATCCATGGCTGCAAGGCTTGGGCGGCGTTGCAACGGGCGCTGGCCTGCTCGGCACTCTCGGTCTGATTTAAGGAAAATCCCATGGCTGTAAACCCGGTAACTCTGACACACGACCGCGACCCCGGCAAATGGCATTCCCCTGGCACGATCGGCGGGCCTGATCTTGAAGGCAAGGGCTTCAGGTATCTGGGCGGTGCTGGAGCTGGCGGCGGCAACACCCCTCCCATGGGAATTCTCTCTGCATTCCTTCCCGGTCAGCGCAACGCCCTCGCACAGCAGCTTAATCAAGGCTTCGGCGGCGGTCTGAAGCAGTGGAATGGTATTCTCGGAGATACCTATTCCGGCATGCGCTTTACGCCCAACGCGCTCGGCTATCCGAACAATGACCAGACCGGCAATAACAACGGCGGCAACGATGGAAAGGGCGGCGACAATACCAATAATGGCGGCGGCAACAATGGCGGCGGCGGTTTTGACACTGGCCACTACAACCCCGGTTCTGTCTCTTCTGCTCCCTATCTTGGAGGTGCGAGACAGCCGCAGAACGCACGCCCCGGCATGCAGGTTCAAGCGCCGCAGATGATGCCGAATGCTGGTCAGATGCAAATGCCGATGCCCGGTATTCAAGGCCCGATCCCGCAGCAGATGCAACAGCCAATGCAGCCACAGATGATGCTTGGCCAACAGCCACAGATGGGCGCGCCATCCGGTTTGTCGCCGCAGGTTATGGCAATGCTTCGCGCTCGCTTCGGAGGGCAGTAAATGCCGATCCTGTTCAACGATCCGAATTCGAAGTTCTCGCCGCAGCTTTTGACGGCGATCGGGACCGGCTTGCTTTCAGGCAATACGTGGGCCGATCAGCTTGCGAATGCTGGCCTCGGGGCAAATCAGGCCGTTGCGGCACAGGTCGAAAAGCAGAAGGCTGACGCAGAGAAAAACCAGACCGTTGCCGCGCTCCAGCCATATCCTGATCTAGCGAACGCTGTCTCCATCGGCGCAATGACGCCGGCTCTTGCCTATGGCGAGATGATGAAGCGGAAGCAGGCCGAAGCGGAAGACAAGAAGCCGAAGTATCAGGTGATCAACGGCAAACTTATCCAGACCAATGCCCCGGAAGGCATCAAAGTGGCGGGGGATTTTAGCGATCCCAATGCAAACCTACCATCTTCTGTAAAAGAGGATATGTGGTGGAACAAAAATACAGACGCATGGACCCAGCACCTTCAGCGCGTGAGAGAAGAGCAGGCTGCAAAAGGAGGTGATGTAAACACGACAACTTTCCAGAAAGACATGATGGCGGCAGGGCTAAAGCCCGGGACTCCTGAATGGAACCAGGCGATCATCGCCCACTACAAAAAGTCCGGCATGACGATCGAGAGTGATGGCAAGGGCGGGTTCCGTCTGGTGCAGGGCGACATCAACACGCCTCAGAAGCTCACGGAAGATCAAAGCAAGAATATCGGGTGGCTGGAGCGCGGGACCGCAGCAAACAAAGAGCTGGATGATGTCGGGGGCGAACTGACCAACATTGGCGGCTACACGGCGGACCAGCTTGGCGTAGCAGGAAATTATTTCAAAACCGCGACGTATCAAAAGGCCGACAGAGCCGGCAAGGATTTTCTGGCGGTAATCCTGCGCAAGGACTCTGGCGGCGCAATTACACCAGATGAAATTGCAACCTATGGGAAGATTTATCTTCCACAGCCTGGCGATGATCCCAACACACTCAAGGCAAAGTCAGATGCTCGAAAAACGATCCTTGACTCCATCAAGGCCGGCCTTGGCGGGGCAGCAGATCAGACACGAACCAACCCTGATGCTCAAACACCAGCAGCAACAGACATGCAAACCAAACAGCCCGCATCGCTTGATATCGGCCAGAAGGCTACCACCACGCTGCAGAATGGCAAAAGCGTGACGATTGAGAGAACCAACTAGTGGCAAAGTTCAAGATCACGACAGAAGACGGCACGTTCAACGTCGAAGCGGATAATGCTGACGATGCTCTGTCGGCAATTGATCAGTATTCGTCCAAAAACTACATGGGTCCAGCCGACAAGAACGGCGTTCCAGAGGGGATGGTCTATGATCCCGCCACGAACCGCATGGTGGACGCAAAGGCGCTTGCCAATAAAGAGGTCCCTGGCGGATCAATGATCGGCGATGCCCTCAAGGGGGTTCCATTTGTTGGAGAGTATGCCGATGAGCTGGCTGGCTATCTGAGCTCTTCGAGCGACACCAAAAATCATCCGAATGAGAGCCAGCCTATTCAGACGGAGGTTGCTCGGCAGGCGCAGCAGACGTTTGAAAAGGAGAACCCGAAGACCGCTCTTGCGTCGAAACTGGCCGTAGGTGCAACGACGCTTCCTCTAGCAATAGAGGGCGCTGCAGCGCTTCCTGCTGCGAGCAGTCTGTTGGGGCGCTCATTGATTGGCGCAACGGCTGGCGGCGTTGTGGGCGCCACAGAAGGGGCTGTTTCCGGTTATGGCGAAGGTGAGAACAAGCAGAACCAAAACGGCGAGACCGATAACACCCGCGCGGCGAAGGCGGGTGACAGGGCAATGTGGAGCGGAGCGCTTGGCACTGTTCTCGGCGGCGCCACACCGGTTGTTGCAGATACGCTTTCGGCCGGCGCGCGCGGTCTCCTAGATAGGTTCACGGTCAACCGCCAACTGCAGCAGGCTGGCATATCTAGGCCAGCGGCAGATGCCGTTCGATCTGCTATGCAGGCAGATGATGCGCTCGGGCCTGTTGGCATGCAGCGTCTCCAGCGCTCTGGTCCTGATGCGATGCTGGCCGACTCTGGGGATTCTGCGGCGAGCCTGCTCGATACCACAATTCAGCGCAGTGGGCGCGCTGGCAATATCGCGCGACAAGCCGTAGTCCAACGCGCCAACGCTGCTGGTCAACGCTTGCGCGGCACTATGGACTTAGTTCTCGGTCAGCCTCCCGGCATCAATCAGGCGGCTCGTGACGTTGCGCAAAGGACCGCCGCGGCGCGACACCAGGCCTATCAAGCCGCGTATAACGCGCCCATTGATTATGCGGCTCGCTCCGGTCGAGACATTGAGGATGTATTTAATCGGACCCCGCCGTCTATCCTAAGGCAAGCAATTGATCGTGCCAACGAAGCGATGGTTATCAATCGCCAGCCCAATCGGCAGATCATGGCTAACATCGCGCCCGATGGCACAGTCACATTCCGCGAAATGCCCAATATGCAGCAGGTTGACGAACTGAAAAAGGCCTTGCAGGAGGTCGCAAGAGGCGGCGAGAACGTTGATCAGTTCGGGCGCATGAACGGCAGGGGCCAGCGCATCGATCGTCTTGCGAGAGAGTTGCGTGATGCAGCTCGCGATGCTGTGCCGGAATATCGGACTGCTCTTGACCTCGGGGGCGATAAGATCGGCGAAGATGAGGCTTTGCGTCTTGGCAATTCGCTACTTGACCCCTCCACGACGCGCGAAAATGTTCATGAATTTGTGAATGGTTTGACCGGAGAACAGCGGCGGCAGATTGCTATAGGCTTGCGACAGGCGATTGATGAGAAGATGGCAAACGTCAAGACTGTGCTGTCTGACCCGAATATGGATGCCCGTGAAGCAACGGCAATTCTCAAGGATATGTCAAGCCGCGCCGCTCATGATAAGATGGTGACAGCGCTAGGAGCGCAGCGGGCTAATGCTCTATTCCGGCAATTGCAGCAAACGCAGGCCGCGCTTGAGCTGAAGGCTAATATCAATCAGAACTCCAAGACCTTTGCTCGGCAGGAAATTCATCGTTCCGTCGAGGAACGAGGCAAGGATAGCGTGACGAACGCCATCTTGAAGGGCGAACCTCTCCAGGTCGGAAAGCGCTCATGGCAAAGGCTTACGGGAGCCGACGCGAACTCTGAGCAGGCGCGCAATGATACGATCTATGAAGACATCGCCACGCTTATGACTGGTCCTCGTGGTCCTGCTGCACAAGCCGCCCTTCAACGATTAACGGCGGCTTATAATGCTGGAACGATGAATCAACAGACGGCGCGCGAGGTTGGTCGGATTCTGACTGGCGGCGCATTGCTTCCAAGCTATCAACTCTCCAAGCAATAAGGGCGAAGAGATAAACGATACTGGCGGCGCAATATAGGGTGATGACGCCGCCATACTGATGCTGGACGGTGATAAACCCGGACTTCAAGACAATGCCGAAGCCGAGGAAGGCGAAGAGCCCAAATAGGATAAAAACGGCAGGGATAGACTTTCGCATCAAGGCCAACGCTTCTTATCGAAAAGCCATAGGTGCTTTTGGTCGACCTCGGCTTTAGGTGCCTTCGCATCCCATTGATAGCACGTTGGGACAAAGATCATCGAATCCACGATGATAACCGGAATGCCTGAAATGCTGTCATGGACGAACAGGTGCATTTCCTTTTGATCGTTAACCCCAGCATCGATCAGGACGCCGAAGTTTTTCGAGACGGTTTTGACGAATGTCTCCGGTCCTTGCTCGGAGGTAACGACATAGTCAGCGCGGCGCTCTTCGAGTTTCAGGGCGTCGTCATGCCAAGCTTTATAGCTGTGACATTCCATCGTCAAAGCGAACGCCTGTGCCGGCAGAAATGCCAGTGCGGCGCATAACCATGCCTTCAATGCTTTCTCCTCCCATCGAGGTAGTTGAATGACATCTGCTAGAACTGTTGCCGAAGTCATTGCTGGCGAAGCGGTGTCGGGTACTCCCGAAGAGCGCTATGCTGACATGAAGGCGATAGCCTCGGTAATCGAAAATCGGGCAGCAATGCTTGGCGTTTCGCCAGAGGATGTAGTGTCCGTGACGTCACAGTTCAACGCCTACGGGCATCCGCTTCCTCCGGGTGCAGCAGCATACGTCGATATGGCGCAACAAGCAATCGATGACGTTGCAGCAAATGGCACAACGACGGATGCCACGTTCTATTCAACACCAGCAACGCAAAACAATCTCCCCGCAGGGCTGCAGCCTGTAGCGCAAACGACTGGCCACATATTCCAGATCGATCCAGCGATGAGGGCTATTCAAACCGCTGTTGGTACGATCCGTCCCGACCCGAATGCCCTTCCATCCATCGCCAGCATGGACCCGCTCCAGAAGGCACTCAATGCTCCGTATGAGGCCAACGGCCTGCTAAATGGGGTCACATCGCTCACAAACGCGCCTGCGCAAGCCGTCACGTCCACCAGCGTTCCGGCATCTGCGCTCGATCCTGCATTTTCTCCGTCTGGTCTTCTTTCCGGCAATTTCCCTGCGTCGAAATTCACCGCCCCGTCTGCCAACATGGGCATTCTGGCAACGCAGGATCAGAACCTTCCCAGCCTTGGGCCTGCGCTGAATTCCTTCGCCCCTGTTGCTGCGGCAACTCCTGTCTCAACCAGATTTCAAAATCAATGGGAGGCAATGGCGTCCGCACCGCCGGTTGGCGATGCCACGGGAATTTCCGTCACGAGTCTACCGACCGGGCAGTCAGACGTAGCGGCCGGTAACTTTGATCCAGCGCGCATGGCCAATTCTAGCGCCCTTGCTCGCGTCATGCAGACGCCATCTGCCTATCTCGACGCACCGGAACCGCATCCGAACGTCAATAACTTCGCAGACATGGCCGCAGCTGGCCCCATGGCTGCGCCAGCGAGCGTTCAGGGCATCCTTGGCGCTATGAGCCAGCCGAACCTTGCCGCCTCTGCAAGCGTCCCTATGTCGGCAAGCCTGTTCTCCCCTGCCGCTCAAACGCCCAGCCTTGACGTCGCCGCATCCGGCGCTCTTGGCGTCAACCCGGCGCTATCCGCTTCCGCAGTCGCTAATCCCATGGCAAGCGTACCGGCGACGGCTGATCTCGGGACAAATCCAGCACTCGCGGCGCAGACTTCAGTCAACCCATCGGTCAAGACGCCAAGCCTGAATAACTTTGCCGATCTGGCGGGCGCTCCTCCTGTTTCAGCGCCGACCGTTGGCGGGATTGACAGCCCTGAAATGCAGGCGATGCGCGAGAATGTCGCCAATCAGCTTGCTGGCATGAAATCTATCACGGCGAGCCCGACGAACAACAGCTTTTCCGCCTTGGCTGAAGCTGGGCCGATGGCATCGCCAGTCACTGCCACGCCTACAGGCATCCTCGGCACGACGCCGGCACTCACGGCCGACACAACGGCAACGCCTGGCCTGCTATCCGGCTATCAGCCGACGCAGACGCCTACGCCGAGCGAGAACGCAATCACTGGCATTCTCGGACAATCGCCATCTCTTCTGTCGTCAACGACAATTGGAAGCCAGGTTCCGTCATTGTCCACGCCGACGCCAACCAGTTCAATGCTGGCGAATTCCGTCACGCCGAACTACCAGCAGTACCAGTCCTTCGTACCCGATGACGTCCAGCCGATCTCAACGCCCGCCACGCCGGCTTATGATCCTGCCGTGGGTTATCAGCAAGCCGCCAACTCGCTCATGGCCGGTGGCATGCTCAATCTTGACGGCTCGAAATTCACGGGCCTCAACGGTGATCTGGCACCCAATCCAGAGCTATCTTCGTCCTCCACTGTCAATGTCGCGCAAGATCCAGCAGTAACGGCGCCTAGCCTCGATACTACTCCTGCCGACACGACGCAGAGCAACGTCACGGTTCAAGGCCCATCTACGACCGCGGCCACGACACAGCAGAGCGCCAAGCTCTCAGGTGCATTCCCTGCGGCCCCGGCCAAGACTGGCATGCTCGGCGGGTTGCTCAACAAAGACACGGTCGTAGGTGGGCTATTAGGCGGGCTGGCATTAGGCCCTGCTGGCGCCGTTATGGGAGGTCTTCTTGGCAATCAAATCCAGCGCAACGGCGGGCTAACCGGGCTGTTGAGCGGAAACGTACCCAACATCAACAATATCGGCGCTGGGCTGCAAAATGTGGCTTCTGTCTATGGCGCTTCAATGCCTGGGCTTCAGGCGGCCACGAATAACGGCGGGACGGTTACTTCTCTTGGCGGCGGATGGACCGCGTACACTAACCCTATGGGCGTAACGACGACTGAGGGGCCGAATGGGTTGCATGCCAGTTACTTCGGCCCCAGTCTAAACGGCGACACTTCCCGTACACCCAGCGGCCCGCCCGGCGGTGGCGGCGGAGTAGGCGGAACAGGTCTGTTCTAGCCGACAATCCAGCAATTCAAATTCTTGCAACTCCCATAAACCGGAGAACGCTCTCCTATGTCCAAAGACACAATCCCTGATTTCTCGGCAACAAGCACGTCAAATACTGACGTGGGCGGCGTTGGCATAACCGACGCTGACAGCGCCAAGAACCTGCGCGATGCTATCCAGCAGTTGATGCGCATCCTCAAGCGCACAAACGACGGCACAACGCCACTTGATGACGTATTCGCTGTTCGGAATGTCACTGACACGACGAAGACTGTCCATATCAGTGCTGCCAATGTTCCGACCGGGACAGATCGCAGCCTAGACGCGGAAGCTCTTTTCCGCAACGGCGCTTGGCTTGAAACGATCTACACCGCAAGCGGGACGCATACATTCCAGGCCAAGTCGCGCTATTTCCAGATTTGGGCAGTCGGCGGCGGCGGAGGCGGTGGTGGCGTTGATGGGCAGGGGGCGGGTACCAAGGCGGCTGCGTCGGGCGGTGGCTCTGGCTTCTATGCGGTCAGTGCCATCCTTGCCAAAGGCGCGATCGAGACTGGCACCGTAACGATCGGTGCCAGCGGCGGCGGTGGGGCCGGTTCCTCTGGGTCGAGCGGCACGAACGGCGGCAACACCACTTGGAGCGACGGAACGAACTCTCTCACCTGGGGCGGCGGCAAGGGCGGTCTTGGGGCAATTGCCGATACGGGGACCGCTGCTCTGGCAGGACCTCCAAACAGGGCCACGGCCTCAGCCACATTGCTCGGCACCTCTTCCCGCTCAACGGTCGGGTCGCTGACAACCGCTCCATCTGCTAGCCCTGACTTCGTTCCTGTCGCAAACGGCGGACTAGGCGGGGATTCACAGTGGGGACAGGGCGGCGCTGGTGGGCAGGGGGCTGGCACAGGCGGCGGCTCTGCTGGAGGCGATGCGTTCGGCTATGGCGCGGGCGGCGGCGGTGCTGCTGTCACGGAAGTGAACACGAATTACGCAGGCGGAGCCGGCACTCCCGGCATTCTCATCGTGAGGGAGTGGTAATATGGCGATTGGCTTTCCGACTACGGTTTATCCGACAAAGGCGTTCGCCACTGCAGGCGTAGATACACTTCACGCCGTGAAGAACGGGGCAGAGGTTCAGCACAATTTGACGCTTCCCAACGTCAGAGACTTCGGCGCCGTAGGCAATGGTGTGGCTGATGACACGGCGGCGTTCACAGCCGCAGCGGCTGCCCATAGCATTGTTTATGTGCCACCCGGAGCATATAAATTCTCTGGCGCGATTAGCGGCTCAACTCACTGGATCATCGCCAAGGGGGTGACGTTCCCTGAACTGCCAACAGTTGGCAACAACGCGATGCAAGACACGTCGCGCCTAGGAGGCCGCGTTTTCTTTTTCTGGGACAAAAGCACCAGAGGTGGGATTTACGCCGGAGACCCAGATTTATGGGTTGAGAACCTTCGCAACCCATCAGCTTCCCTTGCGGAAGTCGCTGGCGTTTCTCCGACAGGATGCGTTGGCGTCCTGGGCGCATCTCGCTCTTCTGACAATCCAACAGTAAACCAAGGGACGATAGGCGGAGAATTCCAGGTCCACAACGACGATGCTACCAATATCAAGCCTGCCTTCGGCACTTACAACGAAATTCGGCAGGCAATTGGGGCAGGGGCAATTCTTGGCACCGAAATTGATACTGTCGTCATGGGAACTGCAGATTCGCTGCAGCCATTTACGACGCGTTCAATCAACTCGAAAGACGCTATCGGCATGGTGTTGGCGTCAGGTGGCGCCGTCGTCGGGGCTCAGCGTTCGTCGGCTGCGATGGCCGTATGGAACAATGGGGCGACTTGGGAACGAGGCATCGTCTTTCTAAATGGATCGTTGGATACAGGCTCCGTTATGGAAGCCATCTCGATGCAGATCGGGATGAAAATTGCGTGGTATACGTCGAACGGACAGCAAAGCTGGATTAAAGGAGACAGTGCACAATTCACGGCCATAAGTGACACTGCAGCGACAGGATTTCAGACTGATATTTATCGCAAGCATGCAAATTACACTGATGCCACAGTTAACACAGACGAAATACTGCGTATAAACGGTTATGGGTACACTGGCTCTGCAAATTACCAAGGCGGCTATATGCAGCTTCTTCAAAGAAGCGCTTTCAGCGGCGGAAATGCGCGCTATTCGTGGGATATATCTGCCAAAAACGCCGCAGGTGCAGACGTTCAGATAACTCTGAACGGCATTGTTGACAGTGCTTTCACCCCTTTTCCAGACAATACAATCGATAACGGGGCCTCTTCTGCCCGATGGAAGAATAACTATGCTGTTCGGTACTACCATGGGGCCGGGTCGGCATTCGATACCTCTGGAACCGGATCTCCAGAAGGGGTGCTTACTGCTCCAGTAGGCTCCACATATCGCCGAACGGATGGTGGTGCAGGGACGACTTTTTACGTTAAGGAGAGTGGCGCTGGCAATACTGGCTGGGTGGGAAAATGAGACTATTTCGCTCCACGTTTGATTGACACAGTTTCATACGCCGGTCGTTGCGACAATATGAACGACTTTGACCACGGCCCTTGTTGCTGATGCTCTGAAACATGCCAATCGGGGTTCTTTACCCGCCATTCCCGGAAGGCTTTCTGCTCGCCAAGGAACGGGTTTCCTCTAAATTGAAACCAGTCGTCAAAGATGACGATGCTGCCGTCCCTGAAATAAGGGGTGCAGAAATCAAGCGCTAGAACGGCGGACTCGTATAGATCGGAGTCGATATGCGCCACGGAGATGCTCTGCAGACCAATCTTGGTGGCAGTTTCAGCGGTTAGAGATTGCTCGTAGAAACCTGGTACTGTAATAACCTGTCCAGGATTAACGCCCCACCCTGTTACATTCTGCTTGAAATCGCTTTCTGAGCAGGCGTATTGCCCCTGACTGAAAACCTTGTAGACGTTATCCGTTGCCGATGTTGGCTCAGGTATGCCTTCGAATGAGTCAAAGGCCACGAAACGCATAGCCATCCATTGGCTTGTTATCTCGTGAAACTTGGAATCTTTTGGGCTTCCTTCCCCCCGGGCCCCAAAAGCGTTTCCGGCTATTTCCTCATGCATCTGCCTTGCGGCATGATACGCCTGAGCGAATGAGAGCCCGCGAAATGCGCCAAACTCTAAATACCAGCCACTCAGGCCAGAAACCATGAATGACTTGTAGAAAATTCCCTGGCGGATTTCGTGCTTAATTCTAGCTTCGTCTTCGGGTGAAACCGGCATATGGCGGAACCTTATTGAGATAATTGATCATCAAATATCCCCCTGTACCGGCAGGATGCACGCAGTCAGGCGGAATGCTGGTTTATTGCCGCGTCCGAACACCTGTCAACCTATAATCGCGGGCTCGCTTCGGCGAGCCTTTTTCATATCCCCACAACTGAACACCGAAAGGAACTCCCATGGCTACAGCTATTGGGCTTGGCATAGGCGTGTCTTTTGCGCCGCCCATGCTCCCTGACATCTGGGCAGGGACGGCCCCTCCTCCCGGATACCGCTGGGATTACGTCTACGACGACGTAACCGGCGCGATTGTTACCGATGATGCGACGGGAACCCCTGTCGTTGGACTTGTAGGGATTTAATCCATGGTCGCTTATTCTCAAGCAGCTCTTACTGCCCCCATCACCAGCCCGGTTGCGGCGCCTGCGATCCGAAAATATTTTGAACGAATTTCGGTGTTCGACGGTATGTCGAAAAGTCTGTCGGATGCCATTGCGGCTTCTACCGTGACAGACTCAGACGCTACGGCGATCACATCTGCGTTGAACAATATCCTTGGAGACGTCGGCACGCTGATCCGGGGTTCTGTCGAATTCCCAGGCGGCCTTTACCTTATCGGGAGCAGCCTGAACATCAACTCCTATTCGAAGTTGAAGGCGATCGGCAAGGCCACGCTTAAGCCAAAGGCCAGTTCGTCTGCCGATCCGCTGCTCTTCAATGTCGCATCGAAAGCCAACGTGGAAATCGACGGCTTTATTTTTGACGGTAACCGCCCAAATCTGACAGGTTTCGCCAATCTGGTAACCCTTTATCAGAGTGAATTTGTCTTTGTGCGGAATAACTACTTCACAAATACGCGAGGTATTGCCGCAATCTTCAGCGGGTGCACTCATAGTGGCGTCGAAAAAAATCAGTTCAAGGACTGCGGCACGCTCAATCGCACGACGCTGAGTTCTAGTGACCGCAAGCAGACCGTTGCGTTTTCGAGCGGCGGCTTCCGCAATTTCGCTGATGACAATATTTTCGACGGTGGCGGCCTTGACCAAATTTCAGTGGGCTCCGAGACGGATATTCGCGTCACCAGGAACAAAATGCGGGACTGCGATGCGGCATGCATCTATGCTGCATCATCCACAGGTGCACTTATTTCTCTCAACAACGTCCAGACGAGCACAACGGGCGGTAACGGGATCGATACATCAGACCTCAAGGATGCGACCATCTCGGACAACCACGCTATGCTCTGCGGGGCTGCAGGTATTCTCGTTGCGGGTGATGCGTGGAACGTTAAGGTGAAGGGCAACGAATGCAAGAACAATTGGAAGGGGGGTACTAGCACTCATCGGGGTGGTATCACACTTTCGCCAACAGCAGGCAAGACCATCAAGAACCTGACCATGAGTGACAATATCTGCATGGACGACCAGGGCGTAGGTGCAGTCACGCAACGATATGCGATCGGTTATATCGTCGCCGGCACGCTGAGCAACATTTCAATCTCGGAAAACAACGATCTGCACGGCTATGACAGCGGCGGCAATCCCGATGATCTTTCAGTGTTCCAGAATGGCGCATCCTTTCCGCCGGTGGCATATCCGAACCTCTTCAATCTGGCGGATCAAGCGATTTACACGATTGGCCCGGACACCATTCGCGGCCTCTTTGAGGCAGTCCAGATCAACAACGATTATTATGGATCGTTCTTCCAGAACTATGCCGGCGTCGCCGTGCTGAAGATCGCCGACCCATCTACAAAATGGCAAACGACTGACACCGGCACAGATCAGGCATTTTACCGGGACAGTGCCGACAGCATAATCAAACTCAAGAACAAAACCGGCGGCACGAAAACCTACATGGTTCGCCGCGCCTACAAGACCGGAAAGGGCGGGTGACATAGATCTGCCTTTGCTTAATCCCACCAACCAAGGAAATCAAACATGGACAGGTCCAAATTCTACGACGCCGTGCGAACCTCGCTGTTCGCTGGCAAGCTTTCGCATGCGCAAGTCGAAGGCATGGATGCAGTCCTGAATGAATGGGAGGCCGAGGGGCTGACCGACCAGCGCTGGCTCGCCTACATGCTGGCTACCGATTATCATGAAACTGGCAAGACGATGCAGCCGATCCGCGAAGCATACGCCGAGAGCGATGAGCAGGCAATCAGCATCCTTGAAAGCTCCTACAAGCGCGGTCGGCTACCGTGGGTGAAAACGCCATACTGGCGGAAGGATGAAGCTGGTCATTCGTGGTTCGGCCGCGGTCTGGTGCAACTGACGCACCGCGCAAACTACGAGAAGTTCGGGCTCGCCGATCATCCTGAGAAAGCGCTTGAAATGCCGACAGCGGTAAAAGTGATGTTCGTTGGAATGCGTAACGGCATGTTCTCCGGCAAGAAGCTCAGCGACTATTTCCATGGCGACACAGCCGATTGGGTGAACGCGCGGCGGATCATCAATGGCGTTGATCGCGCAAACGATATTGCTGGCTACGGGAAAAAGTTCTTGGCTGCGATCGAGGCTGCATCCTGACCATGCGCCACCTCATCCGCTACATCACAGCCAGCACCCTAAAGCGAGAATACGCGGCCTTTCTGACGGTCTGGCTGCTCGGCATGGCAACCTCGCTTCTCTACCGGGATGTCGTGAGCGAGATGCAATACCGCATCCTCGAACTCTTCGCCTATCCGATCCTGGTCGGCGCCTTCGGTGTGTTTGGGCTCGATTGGATTTCAAAGCAGACGACGATCGCTGGCCCGCCAGCCAACACCGAAACCACCGTCAAAGCGGAAGTCACCGATAATGTCGCAACGCTGACGACAACAAGCGAGCAAACACCATGAGCAAAATCATCATCTACGTCGTCGCGATCATCGTCATTCTTGGTACTGTGGGCGCCTGGTACGCCAAGCAACTGCACGATGCGGAACTGCGCGGCGTCGATAAGCAGGTCGCCGCCGAGATCGCCAAGTCCAACCAGAACATTGCTGAACGGAGAGTTACCGATGCGCATTTCGACAAGTATGATGCTGCCGCTGTTTGCCATGATTTTGGTCTGCAGTGGGTGTTCGCAGACGGTAAGAGCCACTGCGAATGACGGTTCTGGCTTTTCGCTGCTGACGCCCGCGCCAGCGACGAAAGCCTACATCGTCAACAATGATCTGCCCTTTGCAAAGCAGGTTCTCGCGCACAATGCGACCTGCATAAAAATGGCGGGCTGCAGGAAATAACTTGCATTGCATTGAAAGGCGCCGAGAAGAATGGCCGACGATACCGGCAGGGAGTTGGTAAACGCTGCTGAACTCATGCGAGAGCTTCAAGGGCTCGTCTACAAGCAGGAACGCACCGATGATCGCATTGCCGAGATTGTCAAGGAAGCCGTTGCGATAGAGGCCAGAGTGAGAGCGCTCGAAAGTTACGCCCAAAGCAGGGCCATTATCGAAGCCAGAGAAGACGAGCGTGATAAAGCCCTGCACGACCGTCTTACCCGCATGGAAGAATATGCCAAGGAAACCCGCACGGATATCAAGGGCGAACTCAACGCCATCAAAAGCATAGCGCCGCGGTCTCTATGGCTGATTGCCACTGCGGTCGTATCGGCGACGATATCAGGCATCACGGCCTATCTTCTCAAGAAATGAATCGCATTGCAACGCCTCTGAAACGCAACTAGCCTAACCCTGCAACATGGAAGCGGGGAGGCTCAGCCATGAAGGAAGATTACTATATGACGCCACAGGAAATAACGGACGGCGTATCTGCCGCCCATAAGCGGCTTGACGAAGCTCTACAGGAGGCGAGGGAAGCTGCGCTTGACCTGGAGAGGCTAACAGAAGAAGGCGTGCGTACGGGAATGGTCGGCCATCTCAAGGGCAAGAAAGCAATCCACATGGCGAGAGCGCTGACTGGCGCCATTGCTGCGGCCGGCGAGAAATCTGCCGATGTCCATATCTTCGATTTCAACATCGCGAAGGACAAGGGCACACAGACGCAACCACTTTCCACGGTTGGAGGGGTAACGGTCATGGGAGGGACTCGCTGATATGAATGTTTTCCAGATTGCACTTCTGATTGGGGCTGTCATCACGGCCCTGATTTCTTATAATCTGCCGCACGCTCTGCTGTGGATATGCCTTGCAGGGGCCAACGTCGTCGTCTGCGATATCTTCTATTCCTATGATCTACCATACCCTGCGGCGTTCACGCTTGCCGCCGATGCTCTCCTTTGCCTGCTTATCCACTGGCTTGCCACGGAGAAATGGGAGATCGGAATTTACATCATCTACTGCATTTCTGTGCTCGTTAGCGTACTGAAGTTGTGGGGCGCATTGCCATCCGACTACATATACCGTACGTTGTTGGAGTGCATTAATTGGGCGGCTCTATTCCTTATTACGGGAACTGCCATCCTTGGCAAGGTCGGCGCCAGTGGATCATTTTTTTCTTATAATTGGCGCGGCTATGTTTGGGGGGCTTATCATTATCTGCGTAGACCTCGCAAGACGGCTCATTGGTCGAAAGTTCGTTAGCCGCGATGATCACAGAGGTGACGATCGCTAAGCTGCTCGGCGGCTTTGCGGGGGCGACCATGGCCCTTGTGTTCCTGCCGCCTAAGACGCTCGCTGGCTTCTTCCGAAGGTCTGTCGCATCACTCATAGCTGGCCCGGTCTTTGCTCCTATCACGCACGCTCAGATGGGCTGGCCTGATACCTGGGAAAACCATCTAGCCGCGGCAGCACTCACAGCCTTTGTCTCATGGTGGGTGCTTGGTGTTGTCGTCAGTGCCGCGAAGAAGTTCATTGAGAGTAAGGCGGCGGGGGAGACGGATTAACCTCTCTTCGTTCAAACAGCGCCACGATCTCCCGCTTCAATCTCTCTACATCTGCAATCAGGTCTTTATCTACATGCTCTCCAGATGATAGACGGGCGCCGGAAAGCTCTGCTAGGAGGCGGTTGAGGGTAGCTAGGTCTGTTTCGTTGGCCATGGCTTCCGATACGGGTTTAAGGATGTTCCTGCCGGGTAGTACGTGAACACATTCTCAAAGTGCTGACGCGCCAATTCTCTGGGATCTTCACGATACCATGGCGGCACATACGAGCATATCGCAAATGTAGTTTCGCTTTTGAAATCTGCGGCGTGCCTTGAGAGAAATTCTCCGATCGTCATGACGTAATGTGTGGTATTTGGCGCGGCGAAGCGCTCCTTATCCTTCCCGACATCCACGCCGACATAGGCAGCATGATCCTTGAATATGAAGGCTTGCGGGGAAAAAGCGCATCCCAAATCGACAATTGTCCAATGTGTGGGGATTATGCGCGCTAGCGCAAAATAGACATCGGTGAACCCTAGAAATTCACGATCAATATCGCACATATCTTGGCTAAAGACTCGTTTTATTTGATCCTCTGGGAGCAAATGAAACGCTGGGTCGATTGTCCGTTCAACGGCTGCAGGTCCGTTCATTCCTCGTTCTCCGTCTTCCTCTCCCGCCACCAATGCCACAGCCACGCAATCGCCAGGATAGGCGAGGTCCAGATCATATTCGAGTAGCGGTGCTGGTTCACTGGGCTTCCAGCTTTCTCGCTTTTATGGCCTGCAAAACACGTCTAGCTATGTATTCCTTCGCTTCGATAAGGTTTGCCGAGCACCCATATTGGCACGTCAGCATATCAGTTCTGTGGTTCCCGTTCTTGTCTATTCCAACCCCGCAAGGCGAATAATAAGCTTCACCACAGTTGCAAATCGGACGGCCGTCTGCATGAATTTCAATAAGCTGTTCCCATGCGCTCTTTTTCATCTTATTGTCCGTTCCATAACTCTGTTTCCTTCTCTGCTGGGGAGAGGATAGCGGAAGCCAGCGAGAGCAACAATTCTCCCGTTGGCGAATGCGGGTTTTCAATTATGAGAATGTCGCCAGTCCGTTTCAGCAGGTCTGCGTTCTTCTGCCGTTCGGCAAGGATGGCATTGGCGATCTCGCGCTCTATAAAACCATCGCTGGTCAAACATTCGAAAGTAGGCAGCTTTAGCGCTTTGATCTTGCGCAGACATTCAGTCGCGGAAGCTTGCACGTCATATGGGATTTCACTCATCGCTCACCTCCATAACCTCTATACCGGCGCGCTTGGCGCGGCGCACGCAATCCGCCGTGCCTCCTCCACCTGGAGCGGCAACAACTATATCTGCGCCTGCGTCAATCATCTGCTGGTTCCTCATGGGACCAGCGGATCTTCCTAAAGCATCCCAGTCCGCAGGGTAGACCACGACACGCCATCCCTTTTCTGTCCCTATCTGGTGCGCGAGAGCATCAGCGCCACGAGCGCCACCGTGGATAATCGTCACATCGTCATGGCCGAATGTTGCAGAGCGCAAGGCCGCCGAAAGCGCATCCTTATTGCTATAGTCTCGTCCGCCTGTCACAAGCACTCGCATCTTACGCCTCCAACTCTCACCGCTGCTGATGCTATACGTTCCATGTTAGGGCTCCAAAATGTTTTGCAAATCTCGTTTTGTTCCATGCATTTCTATCGTCTCACACCGCATTTGGTGCAAAACAAAACTAGCACAAAAATGATTGCAAAACAAAAGGATACGTGGAATGCGCAGGTGATTTTAAGTCCCTTGCGTCTACCAATTCCGCCACGTCCGCTTTCCTTTTATCTCAATCAGTTAGTTCGATTCTGCGCAAGTGTGTTTTGCAATCCATCCCTTGTGTTTTGCAAAACCCGTTCTAGTCCCGTTCCTTCTTTGGCTTCATTTTCCCAGAAAATGCCCGGATCACACGCGTCTCGTTTTCGACATGCCGGGTGTAGTGCGCGCCCATCCGCTCGGATTTGTCCCCCAGTGCCGATGCCACGTCGCCAGTTTCGGCACCGCTGCGCTTTAGGTCGGCGGCATAGGTCACGCGTAGCCCGTGCAGAGTCGTCATCCCCCCGATGAGCCCCTTTCGCTCCAGATCGCGCAGGAAGTGGCTTATTTCCGTTTGCATCTGCACTTCGTCTTTCCATGGCTTGCCGTCTGCCTTGGTTGCAATCCTAGTGGACGTCTTGTCCAGCGTGTCGAAATGGGTCTGTATCTCGGGGACCGCAGGGACGAAGGCGAGTTCGTCGTTCTTTCGAACTTGGACGCGGAAGCATTTCGTAAATTGAGGATGATCCTGGTAGTTCCTCCATGTCAGGCTGTGGATGGTCTGCCCGCGAAAACCGGCATGGCGCGCAATCAGGAGGACGGTTTTCAGATGCTTAGGCGCCGCCGACAATACTGCTTCGAATTCGGCCGGCGTCCACTCGCGATTTGCGCTTTTCGCTGATGAATGCATTTTGCTGACGCCAAGCGCCGGGTTTTTGGTCATTTTCCTATTCTTCACTGCGATAGTGAACATTGCCGATAAAGCGGATACTACCTTGTCCGCAAACCGTGCCGTGCGCGCCTTCGCGATGTCGTTTTGAATTTGGTAGATGTCGCCCTGTTCCAAATCCTTGAGCGGAAAATCAAACTCGCTCTTCAGGTGGTCGAACGCCTTTCGATAGTCTTTCTTGGTGGCTTCGCTGAGTTTGGAGAAAGCGGCGCTGTCGGATAAATACCAGCCAACGACCGCGCCAAGGGTTCCCTCCGGCCATACTGTCTTGCCGAGGCTTGTTTTGTGCCGAGTGTAGATCGAAAGAAATTCCAAGGACTCCATGTGCTTCTCAAGCTCTTCCTTCGAGCCTTTGAAGCCTTTTATGAGCGCGTGGCCGGTAGAGCGGTAATAAACATACCACTTCCCGCGCGGACAGACGACGTTAAGCCCTTCCAACTTCACCGCGATCACCATATAGCCTCTCCCCGAACCGGCGCTTCGGCGCTTCGGCATTCTTGCCGTTCGGGTCCATGGATGCCAGCCACTCGTCAAGGCGCTGGCGCAAATATCTTTCTCCCCTTGTGGATTCCGTGAATTTCAATGGCCTGACCGGGCAAACCTTCTTGAAAGTTTCCGGGCATAGGCCAACATACGCCGCCGCGGATTTAAGGTCCATCGCCGCAGGCCAATATGGCATGACAGGCGCTGTCATCCCTCCACCTCGCGCAAGGAAAGCATACGGCGCGGGCTCGTGCGGATATTTAGGGTGGCTATGGTCATCCGCTCCTCTCCGCATCTTCCAGAACATGTTCTACTAGTTCCTCGAAACTGCTGATATCTGGATACCAACTGCTCCAATAAATTATTTCCGCTTGGCAATTAAGGCACTGGACTTCGACAAACGAAAGTGGAGTTCCAGATTCAGTCTGAGCGTTATTCCAAGCGACATCGGCTCGATCAATTACCCTCCCGCATTCGCATGGGGATATTCCTTTTTCTTCAAGGAACTGAGCAAAGATATCGTCTGCTTCTCGTTCGGTAATAGTCATCCGCAACCTCCCCCGCTCCGCTCCAGCACTTCCCGCCCCGTATCGTTGATATAGACGCTGTTGCCGATAACATCGAAGCAGTTGTCGTCTCGCAGTCGCCTCCACCAGTTCCGCGGCGTTGTCGGCTTGTTCGACGGGCGCTCGGTGAGGAGTTCGAGATAGTCTCGTTGGGGCATGGATAGGTTCATTTCTCGCCCTCCAGCGCCATCACCGCACCCCGCAGCGCAGGATATCGAATCATGATGTCCGCAAACGTCAAATCCTCGCGTTTGAAGACATGCCAGAGCGCCCATTTGATCCTGTGCCAGATGCTTTCGTTTCGGGTGGAAACGAACGAGACGTAAATGCACTCGGGCTCGTCTTCATCTGGCTCGAACGTGAGGAAGTGATAGGCCGTGTGGCAATCGCATTCTAGGTAGATGGCTTTTGGTTTTGTCACGGCGCGTCTCCTCCCTGAGATTGGAGAGCGAGACGGCCGGCGTCAGAAATCCTGCATCTTCCCTTTTCCCAGATGATGGCTCCCTTCTCACGTAAGCCTTCCCATGGTTCCGAGTTGGCAATCATCTCCTTGCGTCTGTCAGCAGGCTCAGTGGTTATCGTTGCGAGCACCGCCAGTTCGGACGGTGAGAACGCGGGGGAAGAATTGAGCGCTTCCACCGCGGCCTCAAGGCTAGGCTGATCCCGGCCATCTACGCGCCATGTGCTGATTACCGAGCGATCCGTCCGGGAATACCGATCGTA